GCCCTCCGTCAACGAACGGGAACCGTTGTCTCAAGCGCTCGTTGAGAGTATTTAGTTGTCCATTGATCTCGGCTTCCAGTTCCAACGCCCCTTGAACGTTGAACGCAAACCCAGATCTTTCCTGCAGGGCGATGAGACTTGCAAATCTCATCTCAAGGTCTACGGCACAAGGGATGCTTTCGGCCTTAGGTTGCAACCTGTGCCAAAGCTTAACATTTAGTTCCGTATCGCAAACACACCGCTCAGCTAGCTCAGGTGTAAGCACACTGAAGTCAGTGAGATCTGCGTGACGCTTGTTGTGTCCCAGACGGAAACCGTAAGCCTCAAGGCTGTGGCGTCCATACAGCTGGATAGGCATCCCCTCCCACTTCTTGCTGAAGTCAATATCCAAGATGTTTGGATACAGCATCCGGCAAAGGATCAAAGTGTCGATGACCTTTCCCTTTGGCTTGAAGTCGGGATACACCTGCTGAATCGCAGGGATGTCGTACTGAATAATGTTGTGACCCACCAACACATCAGCGTTCTCAAGGATGTTCAGCCACTCCTTGGGATCTTCAAGCAGCTGCGTCTGGGTCTTTGAGTGGATTGCACAGCAGTGAATCGTAGTTACTTCCCTGGGATTCAGGGCATTGGTCTCCACGTCGAACGTCACCGTCGATGTGGACCTCAAGTCTTCTGCTGTAACAGAAGTCGAGGAAGTCGTCGAGACGTTCGTATTCAAGCTGGTTGCAGGGGTCATTGGACTTGAAGAACGATTGGAGATATCGCTTGCCCTTCTCCGTCACAGCAAGAGCCGTAACTTTGAGCGGGTTCATCTCCATCAAGTGGACATCAAAAGTCGGTTTCAAAAGAATCATCAAACTCAGCAGACTTTCTTACAGAGCTGCCACCTTTTAGCTCCAACATTCTGCCGGTCTTTTCGTCGTAATTCACAGTCCCGGCAACTCCACACCACCCGGTAAATCGGTTTTTGAGAACTCGGACAGTAGTTCCATTGCTGTCTTCAGCTTGCTGATCTCGTTCCAAGCCAAGGCAAACATCACTGAGTTGACTAACGCTGTGGCTACCGCGCAGCTGAGAAAGGCTTGTTTGAGCACCGTTTTCATGACCTTTGTCGCCAAGAGGGCGGCGTAAGTGTGACACCAAAAGCATCCCACATCCTGTTTCTTCAACAAAACTTCTGAGTTTTGTCATTGTTTGATCGATGGCCCGTCGTTCATCACCTTGGTCCAGACCTGAGACAAGAATCGATAGGTGATCAAATACGATCCAGTCGCACCCGCAACCAGTAACCAAATGACGTATACGGTTAAGCAAAACGGTAGGGTCGAGAGAGCCAAAATGGTCGTAAAGGTAAAGCCTGCCCGTTCCAAGAGTTGCTTCAAAAGCGGTTGAGATCTGTTCATCGGTGTAAATGCTGCGGTCGATGTGGACAGGATAATTAAGCTCCATACCAACAAAACGGCGAGCAGTTCGTCGAATGTTCTCCTCAAGAGCGACATAACCCACTGTCTCTTTCTGCCGGACGAGGAGGTCATACGCCGTCTCAGCAACGAAAGTGCTTTTTCCAATCCCCGTTCCAGCCGTGATAGTGACCAGCTCACCTTTCCGAAGCCCATGTAACTTGTCGTTGAGAAAACTGTAGGGATACTCAGCACTCTCAACCTTTGGGTCTTCGAGCACCATCTCCAGCAGCTTGCTGCCGCTGACAATGCCATCAGGCTCATACTCTGTGGCGGTCCACACCATCGTCATGATGGCTTTGCTATCGCCCGCTACAAGCGCCTCGTTGGCGTCTTTATAGCCCTCAACCTTGCCGATCTTCCCTCGACGGGGAGGAAGCAGTTGTACGGCCTTCTGAGCAGCTTTCTGACCGTGGTCATCTCCGTCAAAGCACAGGATGACCTCTTCAAACTTCAGAAGCCAATCGAGATTTGATCGGATGCACTTGTCTGCAGAGTCAGCACCATTCGGTAGCGACACGCATGGCCACGTTTTTCTGACCGCTGAATAGGATAAGCAGTCGTATTCACCCTCAAACACAACGAGCAGCTTTCCGCCCGAACTCCATTTCTCCTGACCCAGGAAAGTATTGTCAGGGTTGGAGCCGTGCTGAACAAATTGTTTGTTCGGTTTACGAATCTTGTACCCCGTGAGCCGACGCTCCTTGTCGTAGATCGGCCAGTAAAACGCTTCGCTGTCGCCATAGACCCCCTTGAAGTAACCAAAGGTCTTGCAGGTCTCTTCGGGGATCTTGCGGCTTGGGATCGCTTTGTACGTCCCAAGGATTGGATCAATCTCTTGATGGGTCTGAGGTTCATTGATGGGCATCGTGAACGAAGAAGAAAGGTGGTAACCACAGCCAGGGGTGAAGCAGTGCTGTCCCCCGTCGTCGTACTGAGCAACGTTGTCTCGTGAACCACATCGTGGGCAGCTCAACCTGCCAACAACGCGAGACATAAAAAAGACCTCCAGGTGGTTTCAAGCCCTGGAGGTTTCCGTTCGACCCGCAGACAGACTACAACAAAGTCCAGTCCTTTGGGATCGACGGACCCTCACACCAGGGCACGTTGTAGCGGTCACACCAAGTGGCGTAGGTCATACGCCCTGATTTGGTGAGTTTCTGATGCGGCTTCTGGAGAACCATCCGGATGTCCACATCAGAGTGCTGCTCCTTGAACAGCTTGATCAGCCTGCGATCCTCTTGGTCGAAGTAACCCTTGACCTCCAACACGACACCGTTACCAAGAACGAAGTCAGGGGTGTAGCTCCGTGGAATCACGAGGTTGTACTTGCGTTGCTCGTACTCCCAGTACACCCCGTTGTTGCTGAGATCGTCAGCTACTTGACCTTCAAAGCCTGAGCGAAATCCATCAGCCTGGCGTTTGCCGTACTTGTGGAATCGCTTGGCCATTTACTCAAAAGTCGGGATCTTCGGACGTGATAGTAGCAAGTTCTTTCAGGTTTGGCTTGGCTTGCTTGAACCCAACTTGCTTGCTGAACACAGCACTCACATCAACAGGACCACTGTCCCGTCCAGTGCGAGTCACAGCCTCAACAATCTGAATGGCTTTGGGGCACAGACGAAGACCACCACGAGTGGACTTACGAGGGTGGAACATCGGATCAACAGACACGATGACCTTCGTACCCTCCATCAGCACGAGATCCTCAGCAATGGGCTGTAGCTCGCTGTCCACAGCAGGGAAAGGGAACTCACCGTAGTTGAGCTTGGCGCACAGCCTGATAACAGCAGAGCCGTCTTCGTTCATCTCAAAGGGAGCATCAAAGAAGCTCTTCTTACCAGTCTCAGAACGATACCAATCACAAGCTTTGTCGTACTCAGCCGACAAAACCTCAATCAGATCACTTGCGTCTTCTACGAGAACCTTGAGACGGTAGTCAGTGGGCTCACCAGCGTAGGTAGGGGTCTCGTAGAAGCTGTTGACCCAACCAACAATTGAACCAGTGATTTGCATTGGCTTGAAACCAAGGTAGACCCTCAGAAGGTAAGGAGGTTCATACGGATGGAAAGCCACCTTGGGACAGAAGATAAAGTGGCCCTAAAGGACCAACTCAACAACCAACCTTAATTACCTTCTAAAAGTTCTTTACTAAAGAGTTCTAGAGGGTTGTTCTTTTGTTGTTACTAAAGGACTCGTTTATGACCGTTCAAAAGATCTCTAAAGAGGACCAACAAAGAATCATTACAGATGCTGAAGCAACTGATGATGACTTCTTCGACCCAGAACATTTCTACCTACACTCTGAGCCAGAGTTCTGGCCTCCTTCCAATGAACAACGAGCTTGATGAGACTCTGTGTATTTCCACAGATCACATCATTGAGGAGTATGAGTACGCTCGTACTGAGTACAAAGGGTCTTTCCGTGACTCAGAACGAGACTTCTGGGATGGCTACATGACAGCCATTGAGAAGCTTTGTTCTGATGTTGTGCTTGATCTGAATGAGCAATAAAGAGCGTATTGCCCTTGAGTTGTTCTACATCACAACAAATGCTTTCATCATCGCAGGTGTCATCAGGCACTGGCACAACTGAATATCAAGCAGCTCTTGCAAAGCTCGATGAGCTTGAAGATGAGTTGATGTTGTGTGATTTCACTGATCCTCGTCGGTATGAGATCGACACTCAGATCACACAGCTAGAAGCCTGGGTTGAAGATCTCCTGAGTAAGGAGGCTCAGTGACCACTCAGTACACAGACGAAGAACTCACAGCAATGTGTGATCAGGCTCTTCGCACTGAGATCATCAAAGCTTGTGCTTGTGCGTATTGGGAGAACGACAGATTCAAGGACTCTCTGATTGATGCTCCAGAGCGCCTACAAGCTGTGTTCGATGTGATCCTGGGGTACACCCGTATGTTCGGGACTGAAGAGGTCTTAGAGAGGCTTGTAGAGCCTACTCAGGGTCCTCATACAAAGGCTCAAGCTCACCGTGCTGATTCATTAGCCAGCACTCACCATCCCTGATCTTTTGGTAATCAGCTTCAAGCAAATCAGCAAAAGCACCCACCAATGATTGGCACATCCCTGCTTCTAACACTGCTTTGTGCAGTTGGCTTTGAGCCTCA